GCAAACGCAGGAATTATTACATTTAATTTAAATGGTTATAGAATAGACGCAAATGATGTATTCATATAGAGGTAAAAAAAGAAAATGTTAATATCAGAATTAGACAAATTTTTTGAAGGCGATAGTATAGCAGTAGCAAGTGGAGACCCTCTTGTTCCAGGAACAGATAGTAAGGTTTATACTATTCCTGATAAAGTTATTTGGACTTTGACAGAGTTTGGTGGAAGTTCAAACATTGACAGCACAGAAGTTGAATTGCTTTACTCTGATGATGAAGGTTCAACTTGGACAAATCCTTATGATGATTCAGCAAATAAGTTAAGATGTATTCATTTAGGTGCAGGAACTACAAGTAAAATCTTTTTCGGAGGATTAAGATTTGTAGGAAGTGGAACTGATGTTCAATTAAAAATGGTTGTTAAAAATTATAATCAAGTTAATGAAGCAGAAATTGTTGGTTGGTTTAATGGAATAATAGATGAGGTGCAATAATGCAACGAGTATATGAATACAAAGTTATAAAGAACGCAGATTCAAGTCAGATTACAGAAGCAAATCTAAATGTTTTAGGACAGCAAGGTTGGAAACTTATAACATTACAAAGAGGAGCAGATGGCAAATGGGACGCTATCTTTATGAGAGAATAAGGAGGAATTAAGATGACTAAAACTATAACATACCCAAACCCAGACTTAAAAGATTTTGAATGCACACAATTAAGCGAGGATAAAACAAGTGCTGTAACTCAATTTAAAGTCATCAACACAACAGACTTTGAAGCAGACCAATACATTGTGATTGAACAAGTTGGAAATGAAATTGCTGAACAGAATCAAATAGATACGATTACAGATTTAGAAACAATCAATTTGAAAACTACAACAGGGTTTGCACACGGTAAACTTACTCCTATTAAAAGAACTCCTTATAACAAAATCAGACTTCATAGAAGTGCAGATGGTGAAACTTATTCTCAAATAGATGAAAAAGATATTGATTGGCAAGACAAATACAATCAAGCAGTTTTCATAGACCCAACTGGAACAGATGAGTATTATTACAAAATAGAATATTATAACAGCACAACTTCACTATCTTGGTTTTCATCCCAAATAAAAATTCCAACACAAATTGGATACTTAACAGTTGAGGAATTTCAAAGAGAAACAGGAATTAAAGGAAATCCTGAAACGATAGCACACGCTTTAAAATATGGAGCGCAGATGATTTTTAGGAAACTCTATACTCACAGACTTGCTTTATCAACAGCAGAGCAAACACAGTTCAAATTAGATGTTGGACAAGATTGTGGTGGAATGGGAGCATTGGAGTTTGCAGACGGAAATCTGGATGGAAAGATTGACAAAGAAGATTTCCTGGCATACGAAGTTGACCAAGATGGTGTAAGAACCTATGTGACTTCTGACATAACAAGCATTGATGTTGATAGACACCTTGTAACATTTGGAAGCACTCATCCGACAAACGGAAGAACATTGAATATAGAATATGACCTTACTTTTAGAAAACTTGCAGAGTTAGACGAAGCAGTCAGAAGACTAAACCTGTTACACGCAGTAAACTATCTCTTTAGAAACATTCCAATGAGAAGAATGCAAAGAGGAGTTGGAAGTTGGAGTTTGAATGGTGTTAGTATTGACTTTGATGGTGCAGAGTTAAGAGAAATAATCACAAGCAACAACACAGAAATAAACGGAATAGTATCTGACATCCAAAGAATCTACATCAGGTTTACAAACTTGAGAAGACCTGAAAGAAAAAACTATGGATATTTGAGAAGCACTTTGCATTGGACATCAAATTAGACAGTCATAATCAAAATGGATGAGTATTACGAAGAAAACTTGGACTATGAATTGACCGATATGCGAGAAGATTATGAGTATATCTGGGATAAGAACATAGTGGAATGTGATTTGATTAGAGAGGAGAACCCCCAAGCAGGTGAATACTTTTCAGAAGATGAATCAGAAATAAAAATAAAAAGAAAGATTTGGCTTAATGTTCAAGGAGTTAGTTCAAATGATTATAAAAGAGTGTTGGCAGGTGTGATTACTCCAGACGCAACACTTCACGCATACGCAAAGTGGAATGATGATATAGAAGACCTTGATGTTATTAGTTTCGGCAAATGGAATTATAGAATAACAGGATTCAACAAATCAAGATATGATGGACAGGTCGTGTTTCAAGAGTTTGATATGAAAAGGATTGACCATTCAGGAGGTAGTGAACCTGGTGGTGGATGTTAATGATGGACTTAACAATAAAAGGGCTGATTGATTTCAAACGATTGGATGACGCAATCCTTAATTCATTGGAACTTGTTTATGTAAATGAGTTGAAAATGAGAACACCAAAAGCCACAGGAGATACATCAAAACATTGGTCTGTATTTGCACAAGGAGGTTACACTTATGTTTTCCATAATCCTGATGGAGTTGTAATTGCTTCATTGGAAGGGGGAAGAATCCCAAAGATTCAATGGGCAAAGAATAAGAAGTTTTTAAGATTCAAAAAACCATCAGGAGGAAGAAAGACAAGACCACCCATTCCTGGAAACATAGCATTTGAAAGTGAAGGATATGTGTTTACAAAAGCCATACGACATCCAGGATTCAAAGGCAGACAGTTCATAAAGAAACTGTTTTCAGATAAAAGTGTCCAGAAAAGATTTGAGAAAGTCCTGGAGAAACAGATTAACAAAATCGCAATCAAAACAATAAAATTATAGGAGGTAAATAAAAATGACAGAAGAAGAACAACCAGTTCCAGAGCAAACTCAACCAGAAGCACCTGTTGAAGAACAACCACAGGAAGAAGCACCAGTTGAAGAATCACAACCAGAAGCAGAAGAAAAACCTGCTGAATAAGTATTTAATCATTTTTAAATACTTGAAAGATAGAATATTACATATAGCCAACAAGCCAACCGACTGGCTCGGCTGTAATGTAAACCATTCAAAAAAACCCTAATGACAGGGAGGATTAAGTAGTATGACAACTATACTGAAAGGAAGAAACCACTTATCATTTGAACCTATGCAACAGTTATATAATCTTATTTCTGAAAAAGTTGCAGACATAAACGCAGTTCGTTCAGCAAAACCAACAGCAAAAGAAAGACAATGGATTTATCCTTCTACTCCAGAGAGCAATGATGAGAACTATCCAAGAGTTGCTCTTGTAAATGAAAATGTAAGATTTGAAGAATACGGTGGAGGACAATACAGTCACACAGAATCAGATATTTCTGGGAATGCACAACACTTTGTTATGACAAAAGTTGCAATCCTTCCAATCACAATCGCAGTCTTTGTTAAAAGAAAACAAAGACATCAAGTAACCTATTACAATGGTGCTACTCACACAATCCAAAATTCAAAACAATCAGACTTCTTGGGAGATAAGATAGAAAAGCACATTGAAATGTATAGAACTCAATATTTCATTCCAAACAATATGGACATCAAGATTATAGGAATGTCAGGAACTTATGACGACAATGATTTTTTAGTGGCAAAAAACATAGATGTTGAGATAACAATGATGGATGAATGGGAAATTGATTTGACTGACCCTTCATCAACAGTCGGAGTGATACAAAATATAAACACAGACATAACAGTCACACCAATAGGAGGTTAGAACTATGGGAAAAAATAAGGACAAAAATAAGGATATTGAAATGTCTGTTGACACATTTGATAGACAACAAGAAGAAACAAAACAAAAACTTAATGTTACACGAGAAGTAAAATTTTTAACAAAAGAATGGGCAATCCAGGAAGGATTAGACCCACTACTGTTTAAGAAATGGGAGAACCAACTAATGACAGAAGAAGAATTTAAAAAACTAAAAATGGAGAGAGGTGTATAAAATGGCGTTATTACCAAGAGTAAAAATAACAACCCAAGAAAATTTGACCTTAACTGCACCTGGCGCTCCTGCTGTAATAACTTTGATGGGAACAGCACAATGGGGAGATGTGGGAGTTGTAAAAACATTTACATCTTACGCAAACCTATTAGATTATTATAAATCAGACGCTTCTGATTTGACACTTGTCAAAGGAGCAGATGTATCTTATAATAACGGTGCATACATAGTCAAAGCAGTTAGAGTAGCGAGTTCCTCAAAAGCAAAATCAACAAATGGTTTTGACGGAAATGCAGGAGGGGAAGCAGATGTTCTTACAGTTGACGCAAAGTATGATGGATTATATGGAAATAATATCCTGGTTACTGTGTTAACAAAAGGAACAGGAAGAACTGTTAGTATAACAGACGGAGTGAATACGGAAAACTATTCCAACAACAATGCAACAGATGGATACGCAACAAACCAAGCGATTGCAGACGCAATCAATAATGGTTCAGCAATGGTAGATGTGACTGTGAAAGCAGGAAGTGAAGCAACAAACCTTGTTGACGCAGTAACGCAAACAGCATTGGCAGGTGGAAACAACGGAAGCACAACAGCATTCACCGACTACACAACAGCATTTGATAATGTGTTGCAATTAGAAGATTGGGACATTCTGATAATCCCTGGAGAATCAGATGACAGCAATCACGCAACAATGGTTGGAAAAGTAGAAGGAAGAGCAAGTAACGAAAAGAAATACGGAATGTATTTTGCAGGAGTTACAGCAGACGAAGACATTGCTACACAAAAAGCAAGAACAACTCAATCAGAAAGATTTGTTTTGGCTTCACCAAGTATGACATACTTGCCTACATATCAGGCAACAAACATCACACTTGATGGAAGTTATTTGGCTTGTGCATTAGCAGGACAAACAGCAAGTAGAGATGTAGAAATTGCTCTGACACGAAAGAATGTTACAGTAGGTGGACTTGTAGTTGATTCAACAACAGGAAAAGAATACTATAACAATGGTGAAATGGAAGAACTACTTGGAGCAGGAATAATTCCAGTAAGTAAAATTACAGGGGGAATTAAAGTTGCAAGAGGGATAACAAGGTCAAGTGACCAATCAAGCGTTTACTTTGAATTAAATGTTCAAAGAATTGTTGACTATGTAAAAGCACAGGCACAAATAAAACTTGATGGATTCTTGGGAGACCCTAACTTGTCCAGAATCAGAGATGTAATGGCAAGAGAAGTTGATGGAATCTTACAACAAGACATACTTGATGAAGTGATTTCAAACTATGAACCAACAGAAGTGACAGAAGCAATTAGCCCAGATACGGTTAATGTGTCAATGACAATACAGCCAACATTCGCAATAAATTTTATCAATGTAACACTTGCGATTAGTAGGTTATGAGGTGACTAAAAAATGGTAAAACAAAGAATATCCATAAAAGATGTTGATATAGCAATCAACGGTCAAATCATAGGTGGGGCTCAAGAAGCAACTGTCACAGTCGCAAGAGACAACGAAGAAGCGTATGAAGGAGGCAACTATATGCCAGTAGAAATTGTTGGTGGAAAATTCCACATAACAGGTTCGCTGACAAGAGCATTCATTGATAACGATTTACTAAACGAGTTAATGCCAAAACAAGCAATACCAACAAGTTTGACAATAACTGGAACAGTAATATCTGGAAAAACTCCTGGAAGAAACTTCACAGTTTTCGGTGCTGTATTTGATAGCGTTGAAATAAGTGGTCTTGGACTTGATGGTTATGCTACAAACGCACTTCCTTTTAAGGCAACAGATTATAGATTTGACTAAACAATTTTTTTTTATTTTTTATTTTAAATATAAAAAAACCGAGAAGGTGATGAACTATGAGACAAGTAACTGATATAAAAAGAAACAAAAGAACATTCAATTTATCATTAACAGAATTGAAGAAAGGAGATTGGCTTAAACAAATTCCTGAAAGTGATATGGTTGAATTAAGTTATAAAAAAAACTATCTAACAATCAACGATTGTAAGATAAGCAAATTGGGAGACCCAAAAAATAAATCCGAGAAGGATGTAATGGAGGATATAGAAAATGACTGACGAGATTGAAAACAACACAACACAACCTCAACCTTATGGTGAGGAAGCAAAACCTGTTACACAACCAGTAATAGAAAAAATAGCGAAAGAAGTATTTAAAGATGAATTTGAAGAACAACCCCCTGAACAAGAATGGTTTAGTGAAAAAGAAGATGGAACATTCTTGATTAAGACAAAAAGAGATGGAGATTTTATCTTTGACGACATACCTTATGATGAGATTATGAAGGCAAAGAAAAGAACAACCAGAACAGAAAGGGATGGTTCAGAAAGATTAGACACAGACAAGTTTGAACTTGCAGTAATATCAGCCAGTTTGATAGAACCTAAACTTGGTGAATTGGATATTATGAAAAAGAAAAGTTCAACTGTCTTCAAACTGAAAGGAGCAATCTACAAAATATATGACCTAAACTCTTTTTTGTAGATATAGCACAACAGATAGATAACAGAACTTTCATTGACGCTTTTGAAGACGACACAGATGAATGGATGATTTCTGTTGTTGCTTTCAGATGGAAGATACCTCTCTTTGAAGTAGAGAAGTGGAAGTTCAGCCAGGTAAAGAGACATTACAGGGCTGTTAAGTATGAGATTGAAAAACATAAAGAACAACAAGACGACACGGAGGAACTAACCTAATGCCATCATTTGATTATATATTTAAGCCACAAGGGATTGATAAACTTGTTGAAGGACAGAAACAATTAGTGAAACAAGCAGGTGGCTATAAATCTGTAATGACCAAATTGAGTGGTGTAAGTCAGTCTCATCTTGGAGATTTAAATAAAGGTGTTGACGCTTGGGAAAGAATTGCTACTTCTACAAAACATACTGCAAAAGAAATTGAAATAGCAAATCAAGTTTTGGATGAATTTAAAACTAAAGCAGATATGATAAATGAACCATTTGAAAATCTTATAAGTAATATGTCTCCACTTGGAGGAGCATTAACAAAACATAATAAAAAGATTGGAGATATGGTGACTAACTTCCGAAAGGTTCAACAGGCAGGAGGATTCACAAAAGTTCTTGGAGACTATATGGCAAACCTGGGAAACAAAGTTAATGTTCTAAAAGGATTTATGAAAGGAGCATTTGGTGGTGGAATCAAAGGAATGATTGCAGGAATAGGAACAAGTTTCTCTGCATTGCTTCCAATTATAGGAAGTCTTATGGCTTCTATATTACCAATCACTCTCGCTATCTTGGGAATTGTAGCAGTAGTATTTACTCTTAAACGAATGTGGAAAAATAACATTGGTGGAATGCAAACTACATTTGCCAAGTTTATGGGACAAGCAAAAGATATGTGGAACAAGTTTATTGTAGGATTTGACAAACTATTAAGAAAGATAAGTCCACTTGTTAAGATTGTTATGGGTGCTTTGATGATTCCTTTAATGTGGAGTTTAAAATATGTATCAACTTTATTCAAAGTATTGTTTATGGTTCTTGAACCAATATTTGATGTATTCGGTGAGATAGGAAAAATCATAAGTGAAGCATTTGGTGGAGGAGCAGAGAAAGGAATGGACTTTATGAAAGTTATGGACGCAATCCTTAAACCAGTATTGATACTTGGAAAGATTCTTGGATGGGTTGTTAGAATAGCATTACTTCCTTTATTACTTACATTCAAATTCATTGGATGGTATGTTGGAAAAGTAAAAGAAGGATTCGGAAAACTAACCGATACAGTAAAAAATGTTGTTGGTTGGTTTACAAAATTCACTTTTGTTCAAAAGATTATGAAAGGAGTTCAAGATAGTATTTCTAAAACTAAAGATTTCTTAATGGCTATGATTGAACCGTTTAAATACATAATTGAAGGAGCAAAGAAAGTTGCTGAATGGCTTGGATTTGGAAATGATGAAACAAAAGAAGCAACAGATAAAACAAAGCAACTGAAAAAAGCACAATCAGAACCAGTTAGTGTATCGCAAGTCACACAAAATAAACAAACAACAGTAAATAATAATAACAATGTTGCAGTTCATAGTTCAGGAGCAATATCAGAAGATTCAGCACCTATGATTGGAAATGCAATAAGTTCAAGTTTAACAACAGGAGCAAGGGTGACATAAAATGGTATTGTATTTAATTAGACCCCAGGACACAGGAGAAGACATCCCATTAAGGGTTGTATCTAATCAGAACTGGGGAGGAAATCAGCAAACAGTTATTTATGAATCTCCAGGAACAAACGGTGGAGTTGTCCTGGTTACAGGAAGAACAACAAACACAATCACACTTACAGGAAAACTATTAGCAGATAGGAATGCAAAATATCCTTTAATTGATTTGAATACAAAGAAGAATAGATTTTTAAGAATTAAAGACGCAGGAATGCCAGTTATTCTTATTGCACCAGTTGACAACAATGATACTGGCAGATATTTAATTACAGAATTTACAGGACAAGTTGTAGAAGGACTTTCAACATATCTTCCATTCACAATGGTCTTAACTGAATACAGACAGGCAAACTTGAAACAAACACAAGTCAACTTGATTTCATTAGAACCTGCTGAACAGTTCAAAGACTTATACAGAGCAAGAACACAAACAGGATGAGATATACAGAACGATTAAACAGATTGATGGAGACTGCATTACTGAAAGGTGTGAAGAATCTTGGATGGAAAGCAGATGAAAAAGAGAAAGCAGAGAATGATAAAAAGATAATGAAGTTCATTGATTACTTAAATCAACATTCTTGGATTCCAATACGAGATAAAAATATGGCTTCTCATCTGATTGAAGAGAGACTTGCAGGAACATCAAAAGCAAATGACCCTGTTTGGGATAAATTGTCCACAGACAAATCAGCAGTAAAATATTTTGAAACTCCAAGAACAGACCCAAGTCTTCCAATACTTTTGGTTGATGTTAACTTCTTGAGTAGCAGAGCAGGAAATCCTTTGAGGACAGATGTCAAAGGAATAGTGGACTTGATTAAGAAGAGTAAGAAATTAAGAGATGTTCCAATATATGATGTCAAGAGTGGAAAAGTAGAAGAAGGCAATCATAGAGTTGAAGCATTCAAACAATCAGGTATCAAAGCAATACCTGTTAATGTTCAAGGTGCGTGGGATTAAATGTATATAAAGAAAATAATGGAATTAGGAAGTGGAGATAACTCTCTGTCAACAGAAGATGTCCCTGATATTACTGGAGACTTTGACATAGACAATCTTTGTGGAGAAGTAACTTTCAGTCTTCCTTATTACATCACACTTCCTGATAGCACAACAGTTCAATACAATCAAGCAGATACAGGAGTTAACACAAATGAATTGAAAAAGTTTGATAGGTGTAACATTTATTATGGTGAATTTGAAACAGACCCAGGAGCAATAACTCAACACGGAGAAGAAGATTACAGAGCAGGTGGAGTTCAACTGACAAAAATCTTTGAAGGATTCATTGACACAGTAAAATTAAGTAAATCAAAAAGCAGTATCTCTTATAATTTCACAGCACTTGGAACATTAGGGATGGCTAATTACAAAAACCTTTCATACGAGCATAAAGAAGGAACAGCAGGAACTTTAATTCCTACTTGGTTACAAATATCAGGATTACAAATTGGAGAGTTTAACATTCCAGGACAAGTCCCTGCATACGATTACATTCCATTAAGCAAGATGAGATTCGTGGATGTTGACGCAGACAATTTCCTTATTGTTGGAAATGGTGGAACAGCATTGAAAGATGTATTGTCAGGCATAAGAGAAAAATATGCTTTAATCATTCATCAATCTGGAGATGGATATGTAAATGTTTTATTTCCATTCTTCCTGGTTAACAATTATGGAGACGCAGGAGTGACTGCTTGGGAATTTAACATCAATGATGGAACACTTTACGATATTGATTACGGAGACCTTACACAAGCATACAATGGAATTGTAGTTATTGGACAAGGTGGAATCAAAGGAGTTGCAGTAGATGTTATCGCACTTCAAAACAATGGAGGAGTTGTAAACTATTTGACCCTGGAACATCAAGACCTAAAGAGTGAAGAGGATTGTCAAAAGGTTGCAAGAGAGAAACTCCTGGAGATGGAAAAGAATTATTTTATCACAGTTAAAACAAAGTTTGACCCAAGATTTGCTGTTGGTCAACCAGTTGCAATCATAGACAATGATAAGTATGACGGAACACAAGTGTTCTGGATTAAGAAATATAGTTTTACAATATCAAAAACAGATGTGAGTTGCACCGTCCAGGCGAGTGCGGCAGGACAGACACTAATCCCAGAAGATTTAATTATGGCAAGTGATGGAATAGCAGATGTTGACATCCTGGAAATCAGAGACAAAGAATTAGACACAACTGATTGGAGGTCTCAATAATGTTTCCTGAACCATTCAACTGGGTTAAACTAATCAAGAATCTAATTCAAGACGCTATTGCTAAATCAAATATTGGTGTAAGTGTATGGCAAGTTACATCAATCACAACAAGAGAAACTGATGGATATGTTGAATCATACAGAGCAAACATAAAAAATCTTACATTCAAATTCAGTCTTGATGATGTTCCAATGATAGGATTGGGATTAGGACACGGAAAAGGAATAATCAAATATCCTAATGTAGGTGATTTTGTATTGATTGCTTTTCAAGGAACAAGACCGTTTATTATAGGAACAGTTTTTGATGATTTCGCAGACCCAAAAGATAGTGTTCCTTTAATCAAACTTGATGAACTGATTATGGTTCAGAAAGAAAAAGGCAGTATGTTTTTGATGAAAGAAAACAATGACATATTGCTTAAATCAGCAGATTCAACAGGAAACTTAAATGCAGGTGGTAAATTAAGACTTAATGCAGATGGTTCATTCAAACTATTCAACAAAGATGGATACGGAATTGAAGTAGATAGTGCAGGAAATATGACCTTGAGAGGTGTTACAATAAACGGAACACAAACCCCAGGCACATTTTAGAGGTTCACAATGACAAAGAAGATTTGCATTATAGATGATGACCAAAAAGTAAGAAATGTTTTAGAAGAAACTGTTTACAATATGGGATTTTATCCTGAATCGTATGCGAGTATGCACAGTTTTTTACACGCACAAGTTGAAAAATACAAAGATGGAAACTTGGAGGATTTACCTTCCCTTGTCTTATGTGATAAGAATTTAGGCAAAGGACAGAAGTTTGGATGTTCACATTGGAAGGAATATGCAACGGATACAATTTTAAACAAGATTCCAAGAGTAATGCTTACAGGAGAATATGTATCTCCCTGGTGTGAAGGGTGTGACCCAAAAGCAAAAGAATCAGTAACAGCGTGTTACAATAAAGCATTTATCATAAATGCAGGAAGGTTAGAAAACATAATCAAAAATTATATGAGGAAATGAAATTAAAACAATGGTTAAAATGGTATTGGAAAATGGTGAAGCAGAACACACAGGTTCAACTGTGGTTGGTGCTGTTAGTGGGACTATTGATGTTGGAAGTAACTCTTTTTTCAGCATTGGAGGGACAAGGGTCGCTGTCTCTGATGGCATTATGGTCATCCCATCCCATCAGTATGTTGTTTTTCCACCTTTGTTTCACAGCCATAATTTCACTCCTGATACGCTTCAAAATAATTATTTTTTAATAGAGGGAAAGCCAATCTTACTATTAGGAGACAAATATAGCCCTGACGCAACAGAGATTGTTGATGTTGGGAGTAACAACTTCGTAGAGGTGAACTAACGAAATGGTAACACAAGAACAAGCAGAATTAAACCCAGAAGAATACTTGGGCAGAGACATTTATCTTACACCTGATTCTGATATGTCTATCAATTCTAAAGCAGACCTTACGCAAGTCAGATACTATAATAATCTTCAACAAGCAATCGTGAATAGATTAAGAACAGGAATGGGAGAACTTCCATTACATCCAAATTACGGTTGCAGACTTCACGAGTTAATCGGAACTAATCCAACTCAACTAACACTTTCAGTTGCTCAATTACACATCAGAGAAGCATTATTGGGAGAACCAAGAGTTGAAGAAATAATCAAAATAAACCCTATATTCAGAGAAGGAACAAATAACCAGGTGATTGATGTTGACATTACAGTCAAGCCAATCAAAGATTTGGAATATTTGAATCTGGTGTATAGTGTGTTTTTATGAGGTAGAAAAGAATGGCAGGATTTGATATAAAAAGTCAACAAGAAATCATAAATGATATGTTGCTTAACATAGTTACAATCATTGATGACATTGATGATGTTAATGTAGGTTCAGTATTAAGAACATTAACAGAAGCATTAGGAATTGAATTGTCTCAATTATATGAGCAACTACAAAACATTTATGATGGAACAAGAATAGATACCTCAACAGGAGATGACCTGGACAATCTTGGAAAACTATTAGGAATAGTTAGAAAACAAGGAACAAAGTCAGTTGGAAATGTATCCTTCATAAGACAAACACCTGCAACTGTTGATTTTACAATACCTGCTTCAACAATAATTTCAACACAGCCAAACACGGAAGACCCTCAATTAAGATTTTTAGTTGATACAACAACAACTTTTAGTGCAGAGATAACAGCAGAATCACATAAGTTTGTTAATGGATTATATGATTATGTCCTGGATGAAAGATTTATGGATAGCATATCACTTCTTGATGGAACGGTAAGTTCAGCACCATTTACATTCACAGAGAACACAGATTTTGAAATCATAAAGAATTTTACAGGTGTGATTATTGACCCAGACACAGTAGTTGTCCTGGATGATTGTGACGCAATATCAAATTGGAATAATAGCACAGGTGCAGACCCAGTTGTTTTAGATAACACAGAATACAGACAAGGAACTGGAAGTCTTAAACTTGGAAAACTAACTGCACTTGATGACACAATTTACTATCATAAAGTTTTATCAACTCTAAAAGATATTAGTGATTTGAATGGACTTGTTTGGCTTTACATAAAAGACACAGCAACTCTAAACAAATTAAAAGAAATAAAATTAACAGTTGGAAGTGGAGGAAGCATAATCAATTCTTACTCGCTTAAATTTAATCAAAGTGCATTAGCAGTTGGATGGAATAAAATCAAAACAGATTTTACATTAACAACAATAGATAGGCAAGGATTTCCAAATGAGAGTGCAATAAATTATTTGAGATTAACAATTACAACAAACAATATTTCAGACCTTCTTGCAAGTGGAGATATGAATATGGATTTCTGGATTGGTGCAACCACAGAAGATTACAAAGGAGACGCAATCAGTTGGTTAGCAACAGGAACTCTTCCAGATAACGGAACAGATTTCAATACAACATACAAACCTCTTTCAAAGGAAGTTAGTTGTGAAGCAGAAAATGTTGGAATAACTTACAATGTTGCAAAAGAAAAAATTATTTACAAAGTTAGTTTCGTTTCAAACATTGATAGCGTAAGAAATTATGACGCACAACTGGGAGGAACTGATACAGAAATAGATGACGATTTAAGAGAAAGAATATTGTATGCAACAGAACTTTTAGGAAAAGCAACAGTTGAAAGTTTAAGACAGGCAGTTCTTGGAGTTGAAGGAGTTACATCAGTATCAGTTGATGATATGCCATTAAGAAGTAGAGGAGCAGAAACTCACGAGCATATAAGTTATGCAACAACACCGACCCTGAAATTAGATTACGAAGTTGCATTAGATAATACAAACTTTGAAGTTAGAGGAACAAGAGGAGCAACCCCAATAACTTTCATTAAGAATACAGATTACTATATGGAAGACACAACAATAATTTGGGTTGATGATACAAAAGACCCAGATGACGGAACACTTGTAGAAACAGATTACGATTATAGATGGCTTGGTCACGTTGATATTTTCGTAGCAGGAACAAGCACTCCGTTACCTGTTTCAATTCAAGCAAATATTCAAACTGCTGTTGATGATACAAGGTCAGCAGGAATTGATGTAACTTGGGCAGAACCAATTATTGTTACAATTCCAATTACAGTAAATATCACAGCAAGAACAGGTGAAGGATACATCTATGATGATGTCGCTGTTGAAGTAAATGACGCAATAGAATTATACTTGAACATAAAAGAGACAGGAGCAGATGTATTGATTGCCGAAATAATAGATGTGGTGATGAGTGTTGAGGGTGTATATAACACAACAGTATCTCTCCCAGGTGCAGATGTCATAATAAATGTTGATGAAATTGCAAGACCAGGAACAATTACTGTAAATGAAATCCCTTAATTTAATCATTTTTAAATACATAAAACCCCAAAATAATATTTGGAAACGAGAGGTATAGAAAAATATGACACATTTAGACCCCATAGGTTGCCCAAGCAGGATACAAGATGTGTTGGAAAGATTGCCTTCCTGGTGGGACACAAGCCCAGAAGGATACACTTACAAAATAGTTCAAGCATTTACAGAAGAGATGTGCGAGTTCTATGATGAGAGTGGCAATTTACATTTAGAACTTTTCGTTTCTACTGCAACAGGTCAAAGACTTAATGACTTGGGAGCAATATTTAAACTTTCAAGAAGAGTTAATGAAACTGACGCTTCATACAGAATAAGGATTATGGCTTTCTTTCCAGGATTTTCTGGAGGAGGAACTATACCTGCAATCAAAAGCACAATCAATCGTATGACAGGAGTGCCAGAAGGTGACATAGATGTCATTGAGAAAGCACCCCCTGATATGACATTCACAGTTAATGTTTTACTTGACAGCATAGAAGATATGCAGTTAAAAGACACAATAAGAGATGTTGTCTGGGACATAAAAGCCGCAGGAGTTTACCCCTTTTTCCTTTGGACTTTGGGAGGAGATTTACTTGCAGAACATATTACTGCCAATGATTTGGTGAATATGAATCCAATCCCACTTGACAACGCTTGGCATTGGGAAGTTAGTTTGGTTGATGGATTAAATGTTTGGTGGTGAAGATGGAGAAATTGAAAGACAGTTTAGGAATCAAAGGAACTTTGCGAATACTTGACGCAAATACAAGAACAATCCTTTATCAAAAAGACAATATGGTTGTCAATCTTGGATTAGCATACATTGTTGACAGGATGAAAACAGTTCCCCCAGACCCAATCGGATGGATTGAAGTTGGAACAGGAACTACACCAGTTGACCCATTAGACACAGCATTAGAAACTCCATTATTAAGAAAAGCAGTTACCGATTTAGACACAGACAATAACATATTGACTGTTGAAACATTATATGCAAGATTTGAAGCAATCGCAGTATGGAAAGAATGTGGAATGTTCAATGCTTCATCAGGAGGAACAATGGTCAATAGAATCAATATAGATTTTAACAAAACAGGAGATGACGCTGTGATTGTTCAATTCACCGTCACATTAAATAGGTTTTAAAAATGGCAGGACTACAATTTCATAAAAACGAAAGAGGATACACAGCAGATATGAACAATCTTGCGTTCAGTCATAAAAATGCAGTAAGAAGTAATTGCAAAGTTGTTCCTCACGCACCAAGTGATATGGGTGTTAGAGTTCAAGCAGGGACGGTATTTTTTGGACAGAATGTTGTTCCAGTATTACAACAAGATGTTGTGATAGACCCATCAGACCCTTCTTTTGATAGAATAGATTTAGCAGTAATTGATAACACAGGAACATTACTTATCATTAAAGGAGATGTAGCGTCTGACCCTCACACTCCAGATTATGACCCAGATGATTATGTTGTCCTGGCAAGAATGTTTATTGATGATTTAGCAACTCAAATTCCTTCAAGTAAAATAACAGACATCAGAATTATTAACGAAGGCATTGGAACTTTCGGAAAGTATGTTGAAGCAGGAATCACAGCACAAACAAAC